TGCAACGAACTGGTGCTCTGCTATCTGCGCCTGAACGATTACATACGTATCACCCCATGCATTATCTACGTAGGGGGCTAAATTAATTACACGCATCTGCTTAGTAGCAGAAGTGCCAGCTGCGGAAGTACCGAGCGTGCATTGCGATAAACCAGTTACATTTGAACCAGCAGTTGTGTTGGTCAGGTCGAACTGTTCGCCAACAGACGCTTGTGTAAGCGAACCGTCTACTTGAATCTCATACACAATGAGAGGATCAGAGTAGTAGTAAGCAATACAAGAGCCAGTAACGTATGCAGTCGATGCAGGCCAGTAGTTAGAAACACGACGACGACCAGTAGTGTCAGTAAATTCGCAGCCAGCAAAAGCGCCTTGAAATGCATCACCAGTAGTTGCAGGGTTTAACACGCCAGCAGTAGTCAATAAAACAGGTTGGCCTTTGAGGATGTCTGATCCAAAGGCAGAAACAATACCGTCAGCCAAAGCCACAGCGCGATCAAGACCCGAAGGATGAAACGCAGGGCGCAGGCCGAACGGAGCGGATGTCGTAGACATAGTTAACTCCTATCAGTTATAAACAATGCCTAGCCAGCAAAAGATGGCGCAGGCAACGGTTTGTCCAATTGCTCAATGCCCTCACCCTCAACTTGACCGAGAGTTCTACCTCGGCTATCACGTCCAAAGGACTGCTCTGCTTGTAGCTTGATTTTATTCGCCTCTTCCAACGGTGCGTCGTGGTGGAAGTGCGCCATAATTTCTTGATACTGATCCATAGGAATCTTAAACAAAAGCATTTCGTTACACGCAATATAACCAGTATGCTCGCCAGCCTTTACACGGTAATTTTCAAACCCTTTTATATCCTCAGCTTTAACTGGGACATAACCGAGACGAATCCGTTTATCGATGCCGTCGTAACTATTGGTTGTTGAAAGCCAGCATAAATGCCAGCCTGGTATATCAGGTGCATTAGGCAAAGCGCTTTGTGTCCACTCATCTTTCCACATCTTTCGACGTTCTTCAGACGACACAAAAGTTTCTTCCGGTGCCTCACGAACTGAGTCATGACTAACGCGAGATTGTTCGCGTCCACCTGCAGAGAGAGATTTCTTTAAGCGAGAATCCATGATTAACCCCTTTGATTACGTTGACGTGATTCCATTGCGTAGCGCTTAATCATGCGGTTCCTTTTTTCAGGATCGTCCCACATGCCAGCATCTTTCATAGCAGTTACCTGCTCACGAGACAAAGTGAATGAATTTCCACTTCCACCTCTACTACTCGACACTTCGCGCCCCGAACTGGTTACAACGCTTCTCGGACGGCGGTTTACTGGTTTCTCATCAGTGAACTCAGTATAGCGGTTAGGTAATACTTTTGACAAGCGGTTGTCAAGCTCTTCCCAATATTCAGAAGATTTTGGGTCCCAACCCTCATCAGCAAGGGCTTGATCTACAGTCATAGCTATGCGCGAGTCCATGTCCTTGGCTTGTGGGCTGTACCAAGGGTTGGCCTCCATCCACTTTGCCGCGTACCTTTGCAGCATAGGGTCTTGCTCTATGGTCTGTTGTTTATCAGGCGTAATCATGCGCCTTTTCATGCCGTCAAGGCTCTCGTGCTGCTGACGGGCGTCGTACCACATCTCTTGAGCCTGGGCTAACAGGTCACCGTTCATTGACTCTGTAGCCTCTTTCATCTTGCTCTTCGCATACTCAATACGAAGTTGCTGATCTTCAATAGCTTTGTCTACACGAGCTATGTCAGCACCGGCTGTCTTCCTTTCAACTACTGACAGGCGTTCTAGCAGCTCTTGATTTTGACGCTGCAGGTTTTGCAGGCGAACGTCTTTCTCAGTTGCAACTTGCCTGTGATATTCCTTACGGGCTTTGCGTTTATTGCGTTTAGCGGCTCGCCTAGCCTCGGCTTCGGGGTCTACGTCGCCAGTAGCGGCAATCTCCGCGGCTTCTGCCTGAGCATCAGCCTCATCTAACTCTTCCAGAGTAGCTGGAGCATTATCATCACCTGGCAAAACCATATTGTCAGGAAGATCAACGGTTGCTGTACCGTCAGCGTCTTCTTTAACAAACAGGTCTGGCTCTTTATTAGCATCTGTACTCATACGAATGCCCTCATTTCTAATGGGTTGCCCGTTACTCGGGTGATTACTTCATGGTCATTGAGCACCATAAACAGGGCTGGGTCTTCATCAGGCTGGTCAGCAACAGGCACCTCCCAACGATCACCGCCCCACTTCGGAACGCGAATATAGTCGCCAACACGAGCCCATGCCCCTTCAGGCCAGTCTTCCATCGTGTCGCGCTTCTTAAACGCCAGAGGGCCTATAGCAATAACCTTTGCTACTTGACCGTTCCATTTTTCCGTTTCCCGAGTCTCTTCCACCAGAATAATTCCACCATTAGTTGTCTTCTTCTTAGTGCGACGAAGTTGTACAAGTATGCGTGCTCCGAGGGGTTCATTACCGGGGTCTACAGTGGGAAAAGCCCACGCTATGTCAGCCTCGTTAGAAGCTACCGGTTCATTCATGTTCATCGTCTTCCCTTAATAGATTGTTAAGTATGTCAAGGGCATCTTCCAGCCCTTGGTATTGACCTACCAGCCGTTGATATATTTCAAAGTTGACGCAGTTACCTGCAGCCAGCGATGCTGTTATCTCGTACTGACGTGCTTTAACAGCACTTATAAAGTCGCTTTCGTATCTCATGCGTTACGCTTGTCTACGCCTTTGCCGCTTTCAAAATTGCCGTGGTCGCTGTTAGCTTCAGGCTGGGTAGCTTTGCCTTCTTCTTTCATCTGCTGGCCGGTGATCCAGGCACCAGCTGCGTTACGGTGGTGCTGCTTAACTGCCTCAGACTGTTCGTCCTTTAATGTGATAGCCATTAATCTCTCCTTAGGTTACGTTGTGCTGCCTCTTGCAGCGTTAGAGCAGTTTCCTGCTGTTCTTGGCGCAATTTGACCTCATCAAGCGTCAAGTCGGCTTCTTTCATGCGTTCTTTCGTTAAGTTGTTCTCAGCGTTCATGGCCACTTCAATCTGCAGCTTGTCTTGCGCCATCTTCATGTCAGCTTGATCCCTAGCAGCACGGCGCTGTGTCTCGGCCATAGACGCCTGCAATACAGCATTGGCCTCTGGGTCTTGAATCAATGACTTCTGCTGTGCGGCATTTTGCTGTGCCATCTGAGCCAACAGTCCACTCAACTTCTGCAGGCTTGGTATAACCTGGGCAAATACTTTCTGTCCGTCCATCTGTACATGGGTAGACGCCGCGGCAACTGCCTGGTCAATATCTTTTTGCATCTTGCTCTCAGCATACTTACGCAAATCTATGTCTGTTCCTTCAGTAACATAAGTGTTTGACTGGTTTGTGTACCAAAGGATCATGTGCTGCTTGATGTGCTCAATTTCCAACGGCAAACATTTCGGCGCAATCATTTGGTTACTGCCAAAGATAGGGTCTAAGGCAAAGGTCAGGTGCGTCTGTATGTGCGCCAGGTGGTCTTGGCGTGGATATGCAAAGGCAGGACGCCCCAAGGCCATAGCAGCGTTCTCATCAATTGCATTCATCTCCGTAGGTTTGACTGCTGTAGGCATTAATTCACTAGGGTTCGGCACCTTCATCTGTTTTAGAGCCCTTGAGTACACCGCCCTACGGTCAAACAGGTCAGGCGCTTCCTTAGCAAAAGCAATTACCGCCTGAGTCTGTGCCATCCTCTGAGTTTCAGAGAAAATATGGGGGTCAGATACAGGAACTACGTCAGAATTGCGCTTAAAGTCTTCTCTGGTGATCGGCAGCTCGGCAACCATGTCACCCCGGCGCTGATCGTCCAGGTACCAACGGTTAATCCTGCCCAAAACACGCAGAACACGGGCTTGAGAGTCATGTAAACGCGCATGAATAGCAGAAAAGACTGCAGCACCTTGCTCAATCAACGCTTGCGTGGTGCCTACAGGCGCATTAGACGTGATGTCAGCGATCTTTTCCTCTGCGGTGGTCACTACCCCCTTAGCCGCGGTCGTAAGCCAGCCTAGGAGCTCCATAAGGACTGGAGAAGGCGGGTTAAATGGCATAGGCATAGCAATTTTGCGTATGTCGTCGATACCTGGAGCGCCTTCGAGCTCAATAACCTGCGTCACATCGATCTGATCTGACTGGCCAGAGATTTTGCCGCCCTTCAGCTTCATCATTGTGGCGCTGTTGTTGATGTGTGCGGTATCTAACAGAGCACGCAGAGCGCCTGTCAGGGCTGCAGACATGCCGCCAATGAGGTGAGGTAGCCCAATGGCGTAGGCACCGCGCCAGGGTATGAACTTAAACTCAATAAGCCAGTCCAATTTGGTCAGTGTGTCGTCGCCCTCTTCCCAATTACGGTACAAACCAATGACTTCAGACGTC